GATCCACTCACCAACTAATCCACCAATAATTGAACCAGCACCAATAATTAAAGGAGCAAGAACTGCACCCATTCCAAATGTTCCAAGTCCCAATGCACCAGCACCAAGACCACCAATGAAAGTTCCGATTGCTTGACCAATACCCATACCAACAGCAGCAGCTGCTGCCTTTTCTGGTCTCTCACCATAAATCATGGTGCGAATACCAAAAGTAAGTAAAGGACCAATGATAGGTATTCTACCTCCACCAAATTTTGCAAATCTGCCTGCTTTAGAAGCAACTGGTTTAGCACTTTGAGTTAGAGAAGTTTGAGTTGCTTTTTTTCTTGCCTGTTCTAACGCAAACCCACCTGCTCTAGCTTGACCAGGAGAACGATATCCTCCCATAGATGGTTTTGATCCTGTTGGTTTTGATGGTGTCAAACCTTTTGGAGTAGTACGACCAGGTAATCCTTTAGGTCCTTTTGGTGCAGTGCTTGCAACTAACATAGCAGCAATAATCGCACCACTCAAAAGTTTATTCAGATGTCCAGAAAAATCATTAAAAGTTTTTTCAGCATTTGCCCCGAAATTTTCTTTAAGTAATCCACTAACTTTATCATATGCCTTATATCCACTTTCAACGAAAGCATATACACCCTTTGTAATAGAAGTTGTTACAAAAACTAAACCTTCAAAAACTGGTTTAACAATTGACATAAACTTTTCAAGTTTTGGCATCAACTCATCATATCTTCCGACTAACCATCCAAGAAAAGTAAATCCAAGATATCTCTTAATCATATCAACAATATTGCCACCAGGAAGTCTGGAAACAATATTGGGCAGACCAATTCCTTTTACTCCACGAGTTTCAAATTTCTTCTCTCTTTTTGCTCTCTCTTCTTTTTCGCTAATTTTTCTCTTATCATCTTGTTCTTTTTGATTTTCTTTATTATTTTTATTAACAGCACCTTGCAATTTCAGAACTTTTGTTTTCATCTGAAATATTTCTTTTGATAATCCACCACCTTCACTTTTAACTAATGCACCACCTCTTTCTTTTTCTTTTGGAGTGACAGTTATTCTTGAGGTTCTTAACGCAAGTCCTCCTGATTTTGATGCTGGTAAAAGTTTTTGAGTATTGACTGCCATTGTTTTACACCAGATCTCCTATTCCAAGTGAATTTGCAACTTCCATTCTTACTGGATTATTCATCAACACAGAAAATTTTGGAATAGATGGTGATGGTCCTTTTTCTGGTTGTCCAGAATTTCCACCTCTACCAGATGGTTGCCCGAGAGGGGGTAAACTTTGGAAAGATATCTTTGGACCTGATGGTTTTAAATTTGATTGATTTTTTGCTGCATTTGAATTTCTATCAAACTTTGCAACCATTTTATCCATCTCTGGTGCAGCTTCTGATGGAATAATGTACATGTCTTCACCAGGTTTTAAAGCCATGGGAGGAGTATATTGCGTATCTGCGCCCATTATTCCACCTTTAATATCATATCCGGTGGTTGTTGTTACCTTACCAGCTTTCATAAACCTAGCAAGTCCACCTTTATTGAAACCGAAAACACCATCAGACATCATCTTGGGTGTTTCTAATCCTTTACTACCACCCTCCAGATATTTTGCACGATAATCTCTAATCGTTGTATCAGCATCTCTCAAACTCATAGCAAGTTCTGATTCAGAAGCAGAAGCTCCGCGACCCTCATAATAACCAGGACCGTACATGGAAGTTTTCATTACTGCCGCACGATATGCTTCTGTCTCTGCTGAAGTGGGAGTTGCTATTAGAGTAGATGGTTGTTGACCAGAAGAAGAGACTGATGATGATTGCTGACTACCAGATGATGTTGGTTTTTCCGATGATGGAGATTTTGGTTTTGGTGTTGGTACTAAAGATGATGGTGAAAACGCACTTAAAGAAGCAGAAAAATTACCAATTAGTCCAGTTCTTTCTTTTGGTTTTTGTAAATTTGCAGTACCGGAAGTCAAACTATCCAAAGCATTTTGAACGGCAACTTCTGCTGCAGTCTGTTCATAAGTACCACCATACCCAAGTTTGGCACTTACACTTCCTTGAGTTCCTTTATTTCCACCAGTAGCAGAACCACTCAACCATGTTGATTGTGTTGTGCCAGGAGCTCCTCCAAAAGTTCTACCAAATTGAAGCATACCACCACTAACTGGACCACCACCCTGTCGTTTTAAAGGTTTTGTTCCCCTATATCCAGGTGCATTATAATAAGCATTAGGTCCAGTAAGTTGATCATATTGTGCAGTTGGATCTGGAAAAGCAAGATCTAAAAGAGGACCAAGTAAACCCAAAGCTTTTCCTCCAAATCTTGCAGCGCCGCCAATAAGATTTAATGCAGCTGCCCCTCTCCCCAATCCAGAGAATTTTGACATTGTATTGACTGCTTGACCAGACATTAGTTGTTGACGAAGTTTATTTGCAAGAGGGCTATTTTTCCATTCACCCGCAAGTAACCTATCAGCAAGCAATTTACCTTTATCAAAAGTTGGTGGTCTTACTTTTGATTGTGGTTCGAATATATCAACCAACGAACTACCAACTGCGCCTCGTGGCACAATAGTTTTTACGATTCCTCCACCCGGTTTCATATATCTACCAGCACCTTTCATTGTTGGTGCATTATAAGCACCATGACCCAACACGGGGCGAGATCCTTTTCCAATTAAAGATGGTTTACTCGGATTTTTAAATGCCTCACCACTCATGATAGCATCAAATCCTTGTTTTGCCATGCCAGTAAATCCAGCACGAACACCACTATATCCAAGTCCAGAAGGTTTTCCTATAATACCACCGCCGCGAAAACCAACAGTGCCTCCACCATTATAAGTAAAGTTTATTGGTCTATTCGCACCAGGTCCAATGTTAAATGCAAGAGGGTCAATGCCTGTTGCTTTGATTTGTCTTTCTCTTGCACCAACTTGAAGAACCGTTTCTCCAGGTGCCAAAACTGCACTTCCACCACCCTCAACAGGGAACATTTGAGTATCTTTTCCAAACCCATTTACTGTTTGCCCATTGTCTTTACTGACAATACCGGAAAAATATTTTCCTAATCCTAATTTTCCGCCCCTAAAGAATCCACTAAAAGGAATTGAACCGCCGCCATATACTCCAGAAATATTTGACATTCCTTCGCCAAATATTGCCCAGGGAGATTTCTTTGCTTCGTCAAGTTCTGCCTTTACTGCTTCTGGTTTTACACCTCTTTTCTGTGCTTCTTTGTCAATAAGATTACTTTCTTCTTTTTGTTTCCATTTAAAGGCACCGAAGGTGGCAAGACCAGTTAATGCTCCTGCTGCAATTAATGGGTGTGCTGCTAAAAATCTTACAATTTGAACACTAAATCCTCTTATTGCAGAAAGAGTTACGCGAATAAACTTACCAAACTTTGTTCCAAATAAAACATAAGCACCAAGTAAAGCAGGTCCCCAATCTTTTAAGAATCGAGTAACTGTTTTAACTTTATCTTTATTATTTTCTGTCCACTTTTGTATCTCATCAAATTTTCCAACTAACCATCCAAGAAAAGTAAATCCAAGAAACCTAAAAATACTATCAAGTATTCCTTGAAAGGGTTGAATAATTTTTTTTGCTAAATTTTTTACAACTTGTAAAGGTTTTTCAAGTCCTGATTCTCTTTCTTGTGCCTTACCTCTTTCTCTAGAAGTTCTTTCTTTTTCCCTTCTCTTACGATCACTTTGACCTTGGGAAACTATTGCCTTTAAAATATTATCTAACGTCTTGTTAATACCTTGAAGAGCATTTCCTACTTTATTATCTGCTTTTGTTTCCTTTTTTTCAACATTGACTTCTTTTTGAGGTTTTACAATATCTTTAGATAGTGCGTTTGATTTTTTATATTTTACAAGCGCACTAGATGATTTTCCAACCCCAATATTTTTTGCCGTTATTTTTTTCTTTTTTACTTTAACAGTATCAGGTTGCTTCTTAACTCTTTGAAATTCACTTTGAATAATAAGTTCTTCATCCCGAGAAAGTCCTCCCTTTCCCATGCTTATTTCAACTAATTTTTCACGTAAAAATCCTTTATAGGACTTCATACCAATTTCATCGGCTTCTTCAAGTCCAAGTATCTTTAGTATATCTTGATTTACTTGTTCAACCGCCATTTTGTTGCTTTAATTTTTCTTCTTCTAGATAATTCTGAAGCATGGAAACATAGACTTCTCTCTCCCAAGGGATCCAGTTTTCAATTTCTGTCAATGAATATTTATGATACTGCATCAACGAAAAATTCAACTCAAAGTAAGTCATTAGATCCATATAGATCATGGCTACGCGAAAAAATTTGCCAGTCCCTCCAGTTTTACAGTGCTTTCAACTCCAGTATTTGGGTTAGTCAGTGTTACTTCATGAGAAAGTTTTGGCATTGTTTCAAAAAACTTCTCAATAGACTTAAACTGTTGAGTATTCATTTGCTCAAGAAATTCGACAAGTTCTTTTTTAGTTACATCTGCAGCAACCCAAACTTCTTCATCCGTATAAATTTTATCTACACAAGATGCAACCAAATCAAAAGACTGATCCATATCTGAATTTTCAGAAAAATCAAAATTACTCTTAATGAATTGATCTAGTGATGGATATTTCATTTCCATCTTAATTGAATCATCAACCTTAATCTGGGTTGAGTGCTCATCACTTTTCTTAACCTTGATATCATCAATATTAATTTTTACCGGTACTGAAGTCTCTCCGTCGTCTGGACAAATTAAATTAACTTCTAGATCTTCCCCAACCGACTTACCGCGAATGTTAAGGAACAAATATTCAATATCAAATGTTGGCAAAGTATCTACTTTAATACCTTTTGTTTGAATACAATTTTTGATGACTGTTTTAATTGCATTAGTAATCTCTTTTGTATTTTCTGTTTCTAATGCAAGAACAAGTAATTTTTCTTCTTTAACAAGAAAAGGTCTAAAGTAAATTGACTGTCCTGTAGATGGCAATTCCAACTCATATGTTGGCGTAGTAATCTTTGGTAAAGGCATAATGTCCTATAAAAAATTCAGGTGTAATTATTTATCCGAATGTAATTAAACTTGTTGGTATTGGTCTACCTTCTCCACTTACAATCCCACGAATACGATCAGTAGTTGTATATGATCCAGTAATCGCTTTTGTTCTTAATGCAGAGGCATCTGATCTTAATGCAACATCAAGAATAGCTTTTTGTGCAGGAGTTCCAACACTTTCAATCATTCCTCTATTTGTAAGAGCCCAAATTAATTTATCCTCACTGTATAATCCAGAAGTAGTTGGAGATGGATCTCCAGGTGGAGTTGCTGTTGGATCCCCAGGTGTGCTTGGGTCACCATAAATCAATGGTTTGACATAATACCTAGTATATGTAAAAGTAACTGTTACCTTTAACAACTGCGATGCCTCATAAGAAACTGGTATTGATGTAATTGCCGTTGGATATGCATCTATAAATTGATACGTTGCTCCAAAATTTCCTTCATAACTTCTTTCAAATTTATTAATATAAAGTCCTTGCGGAGAAACATAACCAGATACTGCATCATATGGATAATTAACTCTACTGTAAAAATTGCGACGATCAACTGCTGGATATCCTTCAGTGTTTATTTCAGGAATCGGTTCATTTATAATGTAACGAATCCAACTCTCAAACAAAAATAACATATAGTGATTTCCATCTACAATGAAACTAAAGTCAACACCAGTTCCATAATCTTTTCTATATGCAAATCTTTGTGTCACCCCATGAAAATCATTGGACTGTTCATGCGTCATTAAACTTGATCCGGGAAGAGTCGCATCAGAGCACAATAAAGAAAAGAACTCTTCACTAGATCTAATTGGAATCCCATATCCATATGTAAGAGACTCATTTTCTATCCAACTAGAAACTGCTGGAGGTGGATAAAACCAAGTTTGGAAATGAGAAGTTGTTGCTGGTTCTAATAACAGAGATTTGATATCAGCAACTTGTTTTCTTCTTGGAGAGGGCATCTATAAATAATTTTTGACCTTATATATTATGTATGGCAGAAAGTATCAAAAGTAGATATATCCCATCATATCCCCACAAATATAAGGGAGATCCTAATAACATTATCTGTAGAAGCAGTTGGGAAAGAAAGTTTTGTCATTGGTGTGATCTCAATGAAAACATTTTAGAATGGGGAAGTGAAGAATTTTTTATTCCTTACTTGTCTCCGGTAGATAATCGTGTTCATAGATACTTCCCAGATTTTATAATTAAAGTAAAAGAACAAACTGGAAAAATTAAAACCTATGTGATTGAAGTAAAACCAGCAAGACAAACTGTTCCACCAAAAAAGAAATCAAGAGTTACTAAATCTTTCTTGTATGAAGCACAAACTTATGCAGTTAATCAAGCAAAATGGAAAGCAGCATCTGAATGGTGTGCAGATAGATTATTAGAATTCAAAGTCATCACAGAAAAAGAATTAGGAATTAAGTGATGGAAGAAGAGGAAAGTTCGAGTTGGTTAATTAAACAAGGATTTGATGAAGAACCAGAAAAAAGATTACAAGGATCAAGAATTTCAACTCTACAATTAAAGATAAAAAATTTAAATGATCCCGAAGAAATAATGCTTGAGATTATGGATCTATTTACTGAAACAGAAATTGTTCCAGACGTTGGCAACTATTATACTTATATTTTTAATGCAAAAACACCAAACATAAAATATGATCAACATCCTCTTGTTGCAGTATTAGAAGTTTTTAGGTGGGGATTTCGTGGTATAAATTTTCATTGGCAAGATATAAATCCAAGTCAATGTATCAGAAACTATACTTGGGCAGAAATACCTGGTAGATTACACACAATTTATAAAGATGAAATTGAATATATGAAGAGTATAAAATATGCAAAGTTGCTAATAAATAGATAAAAAAACAAAAAATGCCATTTGACCCAGCGTTATCTGTTCCTGGAAGTAAATTGTCAAGTTGGACTGGATTACGTTCACCGACAGATCCAAGTCTTACAACTTGGTATCATCCGGCAACTGGAACTATGGTAGATTATAATAGCAGAAGAGATACCTTTGCGGAAATATCAAGAGGAACCACCAGAAGAAGTGCTGTTGAAAAAACTTTTGGAAGTGCGATAAGAGCAGCGGATAGAGCATTAAGACCTCCAACGACACCAGCACCATCACCTGCAAGCACAGCAGCTGCAACAGCAAGACCATCTTCACCTTCAGGTTCAACTCCTTCATCATCTTCTTCAGCACCAGCTGGATCAAAAATTTTTGGATATTATCCAAGAGAATTAGAGAAAACTCAACAAGATAGAATTAAATTTTCAAGATTTAAACCATCACCGTCTAGAACTATTGGAGGCGCAACAGCTGGTTCCTCTACATTAGTTACTGGAGCAGTAACTTCTAGAAGAAATGGTGATGCAGATGGTGCGGTAATACTTGGAATTCAAGGTCAGATTGGAGATTCTAATGCTGTAGACTGGAGTGGAATGACATTAGATCCGATTCAAATTAGAGCAGCAAAAATATCATTGGATTTTATGGCAAATAACCCAGGAAAAGACCTTGGACAAAAAACAAATGCTTTATTGGGGCAATCTATGGGTGAATTAAAAAACGCTCTTGCATCAAAGAATAAAGAGATTCAAATCTTACTTGCACAACAAGCAGTTCAAGCACAAGGACTTCTGTCAAGATTAACTGGACAAGTTGCAAACCCAAACTTGGAACTTTTATTTAATGGTCCAACATTAAGACCCTTCAATTTTACCTTTAGAATGACTCCAAGAGATGCAGATGAAGCATATTTAATTAAACAGATTATCAAATTCTTCAAAAAAGGAATGGCAGTTCAAGGTGTAGAAGGAGATATATTTTTAAAATCACCGTGTATATTTGATATTGAATATCAAGTGGGTGCCTCTGGTGGAAGACACACATCACTGCCAAAAATTAAAACTTGTGGACTGATTGGATGTGATATAAATTACACACCAGATGGATCATACATGACAATAAATGATGCTTCTAATGGTTATCCTATGACTTGTTATGAAATGACTTTAAGGTTCAGCGAACTTGAACCTGTTTATGCAAGAGATTATGACGATTCAGATACCGATATAGGTTACTAAAATGCCAGCATATTTCAGACAGATTCCAGAAATTCAATATCCAAGTAGAGATGAAAACTCTAGAATTTCCGATTACGTTACTTTAAAAAATCTTTTCAAAAGAGCAACTCTACGTGAAGATATTTTTGCCAATGTAGTATTTTTTACAAAGTATCAAATCAAAGGAGATGATAGACCAGACAATGTTGCTTACGAACTTTATGGAGATGAAACTCTTGACTGGTTAGTTCTCCTTGCAAACAACATTGTCAATGTTCAAACAGAATGGCCGCTGGGACAAGAAGCATTTTATAATTACATGATTGAAAAATATGGATCAGAAGAAGCACTTCAAAGTATTCATCACTATGAAACGATTGAAGTTGTTAACTCTGTTGGTCAAATTATGATTCCAGCAAAACTCATAGTTCCAGAAAACTTTACAACAAGTTATTATGATCCTTTTCTTCAAGATTACATAGAGAGAGGAAATATTACAAGAGCAGTTACAAATTACACTTATGAAGATGAATTGCAAGTAAAGAAAAGAAATATCTTTACATTAAAAAGAGAATATCTAGATATTATATTTGATGATTTAGATGCTATCATGAAATATCAAAGGGGTTCCACCCAATATGTGAATGAAACCCTCAAGAGAACTGATAATATTAGATTGTACGATTAATCAATCATTCTTCGGCAAGACGTTGAAAGTATGCCAGAGCATCTTCTTCATCATCATCAACTTCTTTGTTAACTACAGGAAGTGCAACTGCTTTTGAACGGGCATAAGACTCTTCAAGTTCTTTGGTAACTGTGCTCTCTACGTTTTCGGAATAATTATCATATTCAGTTTCTTCTTCTACAGAAGAAATGCGTGAACTTCCTTTCTGACCAAGAACATACTTAAGACGACGCTCAAGTTCTTCATAAGTCTTGAATTGATCAGGAGCAGTTACTGCAGTCAGAGAATACTGCTTTTTCCAAAGTGCTTCCAGAGCATCATCATCGTCCAGAAGAGGAGAAACACGATCAAACTCCGACTTATCGTAGTTCCAATAACCGTCTTTCTTCACAATCTTCAGTTTGAAGTTGGCACCTTGCCAGAAGTCAAAAGGATTGATAGGAGTCTCATCTTCAAATTCAGGTTGCATTGCCTCCATAACTTTATCAAAGATCTTCTTACCATACTTAAACAAGAAGACACGACCTTCGTTAGCAGGATTAGCAGGATCCTTTACGACATAGATGTTGGAATAGTAAGACAGTTTACGCTTCTGCTTACGAACAGTATCCTTATCTGCTTCACTACCACTGTTCCAGAGTTCACGATTGTATTCTGAAACAGGATCCTTTTGACCAGTTGTAGTCAGAGAATTCTCAATATACCAACCACCAGGTCCTTGGAAGGCATGAGAATACATTTTTGCCCAGGGAAGTTCTTCACCTTCAGGGGCAGGGAGGAAACGAATAACGGCAAAACCATTGCCAGTCTTATCCATTTCGGGTTTCCAGAGACGCTCATCAGCGCCACCAGAAGTTGTGCTCATCTTCTCTACTTCTTTTACCAGTTTCGCAGTCAGCGAACCAAGAGAAGACTGTTTCTTAAGATCTGAAAAGGACATTAGATTACCTCGGATTGTACGGATTTGGCTTTTGTGTACTTCGTTATTCTACAGGTCGGAACCAGTTTTGTCAATCTGTTCTTTCATTACTTCCAACATACGAGACATGTTGTTAAAGATAACATTCATGTCCACATTAGGAGGAAGTCCCATCATAGATGCAGATTGTGTGATACGTTCTTTCATTTCGACTGCTTCTGGATCATCAGATAAACTCAATCTTGTATAAAGAATTTTTTGTTTATCTAAAAGTTTTTCTAAAATTAATACATGTTGTATTTTTTCCTCTTTTGACATCAGAGGAAACTTAAAGACGTTTTGATAAACCTCTTCTTGTAATTCACTGATTTCAGTCATCTCTGCACGGACGACTTCTGAATTAAAAAAACTCATTTACTCTCCAGAATAATTTCTTTTAGAATTTTACGATAACGAAATACATCAATATTTAGAAACGGAGAATATTTTTTCAATTTCATACTGACGGTTTCCCACACTGGGTCTTTCAATTTTTTATCAAACTTATTCCCGAACAGAAATATTTTATCATATATGACTAGTGTTTCTATACTAATATTCCCGTTCAGAAAATTTTTAAGAACTGGAGGATGACCTTTAGAACAATCAAAAACTTCAGGAAGATTTTTGTTTTCAAATAACTTTTCAGTCTCCTCTTTAAAGACGTATGAAAGTGATTGTGTTCTTTTCTTCCAATCAGAATATCTACCATCACCTTCTCTGATCATTTCTCCAATCCAAAGTTTACTTGGATCAGTGCAAGCAATAAAATTGGACACAAAAAAATCAACAACTTCTTGATCAGTCTTTTGTCTTGCAACTTTCTCAAACCAAAAACGATCTTTTCGTTTGTAAAAGGATTGAACAGTCGCACGACTTTTACCACAATATTTGTGGTAGTCATAACTGTCTTTAGTGAAATGATTTTTTAAAGACAGATAACAACGATAACAATCAAACGGCATCATTCATCAAAGTGGTAGTTTTGCCCTAGAACTCCTCTTCAAAAAGTTAAGTTCCATTGCTTCATACTTAATTTTTTCTTTTAATGGTTTGGAAATAAGTTTGGGAACTGATTCTACATCAATATTATTCTCCTCACAAAAATGAATGATGGCATCAATATAATTCATGTCTTCATTATTTTTTACAAGAGTTTCAATCTCTTGAGAAAATCTTGATGGGCAGAAAAACTTATCCTCAAAGACTTTATCAATCTCATTAGATGCATGAACATAACCCCTAGTTGTTGATTGCTTGTTAGGTTCCATGTTCTCTATTATGTCCAGTACTGTGATGTACAAATTCTTTAATATAACGAACTAGTCACTTAATATAATCCCCTTTGTCTCTTTTGTCAAATACTTTAACTTCACCACTTGGAGTGACCATCAAAGTAATTAATTTTTTGATGGGGATTTGTGTTAGTTCATAGTAAGACGCAGCATAAAACATTTCCTGAACAAAATAATTTTCAATCCATTCTTCAGGTTTGATTTTATCCGATGTCTTAAAGTCAATAACTGCAAGCTCTCCTTCATATTCTGCAATACAATCAACTCGTCCAGCAAGTCCAAGGTATTCGGAATAAAGAGTGCGTTCAATTGCGTGTATGTTATTTATCTTATCAAGTTCTGGTTTGAGATGATAGAACATAAACTTTGTTAGGGGTTGATAATTATCCCAAACAAGTTCCTTGTTCTCAAGATAGTCTTGACAGACTTGGTGAAAATCTGTACCCCTTGCTGTTGCTCTCTTGGTAATACGATTTGCTTCCTCAAGACCAACTCTTTTCCTCCACTTAACAAAGATTTCTCTATTATAAAAAGAGGTTACAGACGTAATAGAAGGCACCCACTCACCATTTGGAAGATGGTAAAGACGGATGCCATTTTGTTCTTTCTTTTCTAACTCAAGATCACCTAAAAAATTATGATGAATAAATGTCATAGATTAAGTTCCATTTTTGCAAGGATATACTCTTTCACAAATCCAGAGCGAACGATATCATCAACTCCAAATTCAATAATATCAATTGAAGGCATAATACGAAGAACTTTCATAAAATCAATAATCCCATTCTTCTCATTTGTTTTGATAAGATCAGATTGAGTAGCATCACCACAGAACATAATCTTACTATTTTCACCAACACGAGTAATTATACTATCAAGTTCGTGATAGTTCAAGTTTTGAAACTCATCTACAATGATGATTGCATTATCCAGAGTAGTTCCACGAATAAAAGAAGTAGACCAAAAACTGATCGTTCCTTGAGTTTTGAGATTGCCATAAAGCATTTCAAAAGAAACATCGTCTGGCATCTCAAACATATACTTTACCATATTCTTATAAGGAATTTGATAAAGAGAAGACTTATCTTCATGATCGCCTGGAAGAAAACCGATTTCTCTGGTTGCAACAAGTGATCTTACGATATAAATCTTTTCATAAGGAGATCTTTCATCTAAAACATCTTGAAGTGCGTTATAGAGTGTGATGAAAGTTTTACCAGTTCCAGCACATCCATAAGCGACAATGTTTTGCCCCTTTTCATATGAATCATAAAGTGCCTTCTGATTTTCTGTGAGAGGTTCAATCTCTCTGATCAAATCAGAATTAATTGGCTTTTTACGTTTCATTTGTTTTGTAGTCATTCCAACGCCAATTGGTTGATCAGTTGTTCTTCTTTTTCTTGCCATAGGTTAGATTGGTTTTACTGTAGATCCAGGAACTTTTGATGCTTTGTGCAGAACGTCATTCCACCCTGGATGAGACTTCTTCAATTTGTCATAAACTTCTCCAACATCTGCGGCGGAAGGACAAGTTGATGGATCTGACCAATCTCTTTCCCAATCGGGATTATCTTTTTTCCATTGATCCCAATCATTGACACTCATTACAACTTCTTTTTGCTCACCAGTTTGCTTATTAATAACAGGATAAGTCGCCAAATTTATTCCTCCATAGTATGTGTCAGTATTTAGTCTATACGAATTGATGGTGGATCTACACAGTCACTACAACCATCACGTTTCCAACCAAGTGCTTCAGATACAGCAGGAAATTGGCATGTAAAAATACAACGAATTAGTTCTGCAATCTCCATGTGCTCTTTCTGTGTGCCATGTGCAGAACGCAAATCAATGTAGTGTATCCAAGACCTCACAGAACCAGTCATATAGAGGCGTGTGGGCGTTGCAAGAGGAAGAACGAACCTTGCACATTCTTTTGCTACACCTGCTTCTAGAAGACGGTTATAGGTCCTTTGAGAGTGTTCAAACAAAACACGAATATCTTCCAACAAAACCAGTTTCAAATAATCTGGCATGTCATTAATACTGTTTTGACGATTCTTATCATCCTGTCTGCGGAGTTCTGGAAGAGGAATCGTTTTGCTTAAAAGATTTGTATCAGCATATCGTTGTGAAAATTCTTGATAAGTAAAACTACGATGACGAAGAATCTGTGCTGCGATTCCTCTTGTTGTGTTAATTTCAACAGTCATTGTAGCTTGCTCAAAGATACTCCAATGCTGATGTTGAATACAGTATTTAAGTAGTCCAGAGAACTTTTCGTTTTCTTGGTTAGCAGGATTACTTACCCGAGCACAGTATGCCATATGTTTTTCGGCATCTGGTGTAACACTAATGAGTTTAACTTCTGGTTTCATAAACTCAAAATCAGTCGGGATATCCATCATCATCTCCGTCATAAAATACTTCGTCGTAATCTGAAAGGTACGGGGCAATTTCTTCATATTGTGGAGACTTATAAGCATCCACATCAGAATAAACTTCTGACTTCAAACATTCTACCAGAGACTCAAGGTTTCTGACAATTAATTTAAGTTTTTCTTTATCCATTTTATTAACCCTGACAAAGTAATTATAGTTAAAAAAAAGAGGGGAGTCAAGTCCCCTCTTACATCAAGCAACTTGTGGTTGCTTTGCCATATTCAGTTGTGCGTTATGAAGGAGTTGCTCCTTCTTTGCTTTTCTTTTTAGATAGCGAACGAAGTAAGTATTCATTTATGCCCCTCTTTTACAAACTTAACACCACGATAGGTTTCGTTGTATTGTTGGGGTTGTTGCATCATTTGTTGTTGGTATTCAATACGCTTTTGAGTATCGTATTCAACACCACGGTATACGACTTTAGACATTAGGTTTCTCCTTAATGGTTTAGGTTAAAGAGCGTTCCTTCAGTCGGCGTTTGCGTTCGCTATTTGCGAATAGCGAATGAACGATCCGTTCCGCGTCGGCTTACTTCCGTCCTATTCAGTTTTAGCACTTAAGTTTCACAACATCCTTTCGGAGTTCTGACAGCAATCGGTCTTCTCTTCTTTGGTCTACTACATCGTCGTTTTTAACGATGTCCATTAGTTCCCACGCTGCGTCGCAACTT